AGCTCTGTGACCTTCACCTCGCTGCGCGATGGCCGCGTACGCAAGTACAAGGGCACCGCTGATGCCGGTGACCTTACCCTGGCCGTCGGCCTGGACAATGGCGACCTAGGCCAGGCCAAGCTGAAGATCGCTCACAAGGATCGCAGCAAGGGCGACTACAACATCAAGATCACGCTGAACGATGGCGATCCTGATGCCACCCCGGCGCTGCTGCCGACCACCTTCTACCTGCGTGGCAAGGTGATGAACAACACCGTCGCCGCCGGCGCCGCTGACAACGTGGTTCGCCGCAACGTCACCATCGGCATCAACTCCGACATCCTGGAAATTCTCCCGGCTGCAGCGGCTTAACCCGAGGGGCTTCGGCCCCGAACCCCAAGGACTCGACGCATGAGCAAGACCCTTTTCGGTACCGTCGACATTAAGATCGACGGCGAGACTTACACCCTTAAGCCTACGCTCGGCGCGGTGCGGGCCATTGAGGCTCACTTCGGCGGGCTGCGCGGCGCATCCCAGGCGATCAACGCGCTGAGCGTCGACGGCTGCGCGGTGATCATCGCCGGCGGCGCCGGGCTGACCGGCAAGGATGCTGAGGCCATCGCTGAGCAGGTTTGGCAGGCGGGCGTCGTTGACGTCAGTATTCAGCTCAATGCCTACCTGGCAGCGCTGTACAACCCGAAGGGCCCTGACGCGGGAAAGGAAAGGCCGGCGGCGGCGTAAGTGCTGTCGAGAACGGCAGCTACGTCGACCGGCTCTACGCGGTAGCCACTGGCTGGTTGGGCTGGTCGCCCGAACTGGCCTGGGCCACGCCCATCCCTGAACTGTTCCTGGCCATGGACGCCAAGATCGAATGGGCGCAGATGACGAACCCCTTCGGCGGTGGAAAGGCGAAAGCCAAGGCGGATAAGCCATCCGCGTCGACTGTGGCCGATAAGCTGCGGCAGGCGCTGACGGGTCGGCAGGCAGCCTGATTGGGCATCATGAGCTTATTTGATAGGCTATCGGTTTGAATGGAGGCAAACCTAATGCAGTTCCTGATTGTCGCTCTACTCCTTGTGATAGCCGTTGTGTTGGCTCCGGGCTTTTTCTTGGGGCTGGCCGCATTGGTGTTATCCGCTGGAAACGTTGTTCTGTTTTCGCTGGTCTCCGTAGTGATCATTTTAGCAGCCGTCTACGTTTGGCATCGGCGCTCAAGCGACCCGGTCAGGCAACAGGCCAAGGAAGAGCGAAGGATCCGTAAGATCACCGATGCCGCCAACAGGAAGAACTCCAACTAGGGATGACTTCACACCCATTACTCAATAGAACCCGCCACGGCGGGTTTTTTATTGCCCGGAGAAAAACATGGCAGATACCGACGTACAGGGGATGCTCGTCCGCATTGAGGCCACTACGGCGCAGCTGCGTCAGGAGATGGCTCGGGCAGATTCCACCGTCGGTCAGTCGGCTGGCAAGATCGACAAGAGTTTGGGCCGTATCGATACGGCATTTGATCGTGCGGGAGAAAGCGCCCAGAGCGCTGCAGGACTGATCAAAAGCGCCCTGGCAGTAGCGGTTGCTGCCGCCTCCGTCGGAAAGATCATTGAGACAGCTGACTCATTCAGTCAGATGTCCGACCGCATCGGTATGGCCACTGGCAGCGTAAACGAATACAACCTGGTGCAGGACCGCTTGCTCGACACGGCCAAGCGCACATATCGGCCACTTGCCGAGGCCCAAGAGTTGTATATCCGGACGGCGGACATCCTGAAGTCGATGGGTTACAACACCAGCCAGGCGCTGGACGTGATGGACAGCTTCAGCTTTCTGCTGGTTACCAACTCGGCCTCGGCAGAGAAAGCCAGTGCGGCAATTGATGCCTACTCTAAAGCGCTCCAGACCGGCAAGGTCGAGGCCGATGGTTGGCAGTCCATCCTCGCCGCCATGCCGACTGTGGTTGAAACCATTGCCAAGTCCACCGGGAAAACTGCGGAAGAAATTCGTAGTCTTGGGGCTCAAGGGAAGCTGAGTCTCGATATCCTGACCGAGGGTTTGCAGAAGTCCGCTGAGGCCAACGGCCTGCTGGCGGACAGCATGGGCGTGGCAGTTCGCGATGCTATGCAAAACCTCAATAATGCCTTTTCGGTGTACGTTGGGCGCCTGAACGAGACCACTGACGGCACAGGCGTTCTTGCCGAAGGCATTGGTACGCTTGGGGACAATTTCGAAGCACTCGCGGACATCGCAGGGGTGGTCGCTGTCGGTGCGCTGGCAGGTTATGGTCGGCAACTCGCTGGGTCGGCTGCAGCTTCGGTTTCCGCGACCAGGGCTGCCGTCGCTGATGCGGTAGCGCGAAAGGCCCAGGCCACCGCCGTTCTGCTTGCCGCTCAGGCCGAGCAACAAAAAGCGCAGACTTCCGTTTTTCTTGCGCAGAAAGAGGCAATTGCTGCGCGCGGCACCGCGGTGCAAACGCAGATGTCGCTGCAGCTCGCTGAAGCCCGGATGGTGGAGACGCGCGCTACTAACGCGGTTGCTGCAGCTCAGGCGGCCGCAAGTCGCGCATCTCTTGGGGTAATGGGGGTTCTTGGCGGGCCTGCGGGTATTGCTGTTCTGGCTATTGGTGCCGCCACTGCATTCCTCACTCTACGCGACAACACCAGCGTGCTCGAGAAGAAGCTTGGTGACCTCGGCGACCCCATTGATAAGTTGGTTGAGCGATTCAACAAGCTCAACCGGGCAACGCAGTCTGTCACTCTCCGCGAGCTGAAAGCTTCCATTGAGGACGCTGAGAGCGATCTGACCACGGCAGCGGGCTCAATTGCCTTCGAGTTTCAGAGCAGCCTGACAAACGCCGGCCTCGCTGGTGCTTCCGGTTTCATGGGTGGCATCGCTCCGTTACCGGCTGAGTTCCAGTCGGCAATGGACGTCATCAAGAAAGCGTCGTCCGATCAGTCTGCCGGGATGGTTGTTGACTGGAAGGCTGTGGCCGACCAGGTGCGGGAGGTCCCAGGTGTCACAGATGAGATGGCCAACGCCCTCGAAAAGAGCGGCGGGGCTGCAGCCGAGAAGGCTGAAATCATCGCCAGACTCAAAACTGCGCTGGCAGAGCTCACTGGGGAGACGGATGCCAACACCCGGGCAGAGCGTGATAATGCTGCTGCACGGGCGGGCGCTGCCCAGGCAGGCCAGAAGTACCTTGATCAACTTCTGAAGCAGTTGGCCACCGCCCAAGACAAAACCAGCCTTGAGGCGGCGAACAGATTCATCCGTGAGAACACATTGCTCACCGAAGAGCAGATCGTTGCTATTCGCTCTGCTGCCGCCGCGAAAGACGCCCAGAAAGCCGCTGACGATGCGGCTGCCAAGGCGACTAGAAAGAACGCTACCGAGACTACCTCTGCCGCCAAGCAACAGCTCAAGTCGTTTGATACTGCCGAGGAAGGCTACAAGCGACAGATCGAACTGATCAACACCACCGGCAACAAGCAGAACGAAGCAACGGAGGTGATGAAGCTTTCCTTCGAACTCCAGGAAGGCAAGCTCGGCAAGCTGAGCGAGGCGCAGAAGAAAAAGCTCCAGGGTATGGCCGCTGAGCTGGATGCGCTGAACAAGCTGAAGAAGGCCAACGAGGACGACCTGAAGCTGACGGCGTTCAAGAATGCCCAGGCGCTGAATACCCAAACCACCAGGGACGGGTTTGAGCAGGAACTGGCAGGCCTTGGGATGGGTGACAAGGCGCGAGACAGGATGCGTGCTGACCTCGCCATGCGCCAGAAGTACGCCGCCGACGTCGCAAGCCTGAATGAGCAGCGAAACACAGGGCAGATAACGCCTGAGCTCTATGCCAGCGAAACGGAAGTTCTGCAGGACGAATTGAACAAGCGCCTGCTGGCACAGGAAAACTTTTACGCCGCCACGGATGAACAGCAAACCAACTGGATGAATGGCGTCAATGAGGCGTGGGCAAATTATGCCGACGCTGCGCAGAACTATTCTGCACAGGCCGCGGAGTTCACCACCGGAGCGCTGGAAAGTGCCACGGGAGAACTTGCCACTTTTTTCTCCGACGTCGCAACAGGAGCTGAAAGCGCTGGCGATGCCTTGGTAGATATGGCGACCAACTTCGCAAAATCGATCATCAATGCGTTGGCCCAGATGGCGGCGCAGTGGCTGGTTTACCAGGCGGTGCAACTCTTGGTCGGGAAAACCACTCAAGTGGGCGCGGCCACTACCATGAGCGCAAATGCTCAGGCGATGTCTCTGCAGGCTGGCCTTGCTGCATACGCATCGACAGCGGCAATCCCTATCGTTGGTCCGCTGGCAGCACCCGCTGCTATGGCCACCGCGCTTTCTGTCACAGGTCCTCTGGCATCGGCCGTCGGCATGACTGCCATGGCCGGTGCGGCTGGCGGCTTCCGGGAGGGCGGATACACCGGGAACATTCCAGTTGGTCAGATAGCCGGGCCAGTTCACGGGCGAGAGTATGTGTTCAATGCTGAGGCGACGGCACGTATTGGCGTGGGAACTCTTGAGGCACTCAGCAACGGTCGTCCGGCTTTTGTAAACCAGGGATCAGGTGGTTCGGGTTCTGGTTTTGGCCCCGATCCGTTGCCGGTGTCTGCGCCTTTGGCGCCTGTAGTTAACGTGATCGAGGACTCCAGCAAAGCCGGGCAGAGCCAGTCTCGTCAGGTGGATGGACGCTGGGTGATCGATCAGTTCGTTGCCAACATTCGCGATAACGGCAAGGGCGCAAAGGCCATTCAAGACATGTTAGGGATGGGGAGGGCAGCCCGATGAAGAAATATCCTGTTGAGCTGCCGCTTCCTGTCGCTGATGGCTATGGCTTCAAGCCCGTGAGCCCGTTCATTCGAACCAAAATGAACACCGGTAGATCTCGTCAACGGCGCGCATATGCATCGGTCCCAACGGAACTGACCGCTGATTTCATTTTTGAAGATGATCTTGAGGCACAACTGTTCGAGTCCTGGTTTGAGGATGTCCTGATATCCGGGTCGGAGTGGTTTGAATGCGATCTGAAAACCCCCCAGGGAATCAGGCCGTACAAGGTCCGCTTCACCGATATGTATGAAGGGCCAAGCCTGGATGGCGGTTACTGGAGATTCCGGGCTCCGCTTGAGTTGTGGGAGCGACCGATCCTCGCCGGTGGCTGGGCGATCTACGCGCCGGAGTACATCACCGGCATGAACATCATCGACCTTGCGGTCAATAAGGACTGGCCACAATGACAAGCTTTGTACTGAACCGGCTCTATTCCAGTGGTGGGCCGGAGATTCTGCACGGCACCCTGGAGGTGACCGACGGGGTAGCACGCCACTTTCTAACCAACGGTTACGAGGATCTTCTGGTTGGGCTGGAGACGGGTGGCACTGCTACTTTCCTGGCTTGTGGCATTTCAATCGCTCTCCCGAAACGGGGTAGTGACGGAAAGCAGGACCTGAAGTTTGCCCTGTGCAACATCGACGGGAGTGTCTCCGGCTTCCTGCGGGCTGCCCTGAAGGATCGCAGGGAGATCAACCTCGTGTACAGGGAGTACATCAGCACCGACCTGGCCTACCCATCGAAGATCCTTCGCTACAAGGTGAAGAGCGGTTCTGTCACAGCGACCGAAGCGCAGATCGTGGCCGGCTACTTCAACCTGCTGGAAACCCTCTGGCTTCGATTCAATTACACCGGCGAATTCGCCCCAGGCATGCGGTACCAATAATGATCGATCACGACAAATACCCTGCGGGCAAGTACCGCGAGGGGGGGAGAGTGTGGCCGTTTGTTGACTGCTACGGCCTGGTGCTGGAGGTCCGGCGTGATCTTGGGTTACCGGACTGGCCGGAGTGGGCTGATATCCGCGCCGGCGACGGCTCCATGGTCGAGGTGGCCGGCAAGTGGTTCCCGACACTCACGCCCTGCCAGCCGGAGGAGGGGGCCTTGATTGCCCTGTACGAAGGCAGCGAGATGCGCCACGTCGGCGTGGTGGTCCGCGTCGATGCCTCCCTTGAGGCAATGGAAATCACCGACAAGCACAACGTCATCTGCCTGCCTTTGCACAGGCTCAAGCGCCGCTTCGTGCGGGTGGAGTACTACAAGTGATCGAGATCTACCCATCCCGGATTGGCGTTGAAAAAGGCGACTGCGTGCCGCTGGAAATTCACCAGGTAAGGGGGCCAGTTACCCTGGCCGGATGGCTGTCGGCCAATGTCAAAGGCTTCGATCTCAGTGCGGTTCATCCGATCTGCATTGAAGTGAATGATACGGTTGTTCCTGTGGATCAGTGGCAGTCGGTGCTAGTTGGCCCAGAGACTGCCGTGAAGATCTTCCCGGAGGCGAGAGCGGCGGCCGCCGCCGTCGCCGCGTGGGTCGCCGTAGCGCTGGCTGCCGTGTCCATCATCATGGTCATGAGCATGCCGAAGGCCAAGGCTGCGAAACAGCAGCAGGGCGATGACCTCGACCTGGCCACGGCCACTGGCAACCATGCAAAGCTGAATTCGCCGATCCGCGAGATCTTGGGCAAGGCCAAGGTGTATCCAGACCTTTTGGTCCCTCCGGTGTCGAGGTTCGTGAACAAACGCCTGATGCGCACCAGCCTGTGCCTGTGCGTAGGCCGTGGCCGGCATCTTCTTCCGTCCAGCATGCTCAAGATCGGCGACACCCCGGTAGCTGCGTTCGGTTCTGACGTGTCCTTCAATATCTACGAGCCAGGCGCATCACTTGCAAATGATCCTCGCGCCCAGAACTGGTACCCGGTAGGTGAAGTCGGTGGTACCAATGCCGGCACCGCGGGCCTGGACTTGGGCAGTACGGCTCCCTCGGAATCTACCGCGCTGGCTGATTCGATACTGATCAGCGGCACAACGATCTCCCTGTTGGGCAACAGCCCGCGCTTCCCGGACAACTGGGCCGCCGGCACGGTGCTCACCCTGGTCACGCCTGACACATTCACGGTTTCCTCTGCTGGCGGGTATAGCAGGATCGCCGGCGCGCTCACGGACCTTTCCCCGTTCGTTGGCATGAAGGTGACGCTGCGCAGTGATACCGATCTGGATTTGATGGTGGCCAGCGTGGCGCCCTATGTTCCGCCGGTGCCTGGTGTAGGTGGCTCGCCGTCCTCTGTGTCGGCCAGCGCCTCACCATCCACCTATGACTTCAGTGCGAGCGCGGTGGTCTGGACTGTGACCTTCCAGGGCGTCACCAAAACCGTCTCGCTGAATTCAAACTACGGAAGTATGAGCGCCCTGGTGTCGATCATAACGTCGCAGCTTTCAGGCATCGGCCTGGTAGCTCAAGACAACTCGGGCCGCTTGCGGTTGATTGAGCCGCTGAGCCCCTACAAGGGCGGCACTATTTCGCAAACCAGCGCGCCTGTGCCGATCTTTGGTTCCGGCCCGACGTACGTCGTGGGCACCGCCTCGACTGGTGGCTCTGCTGAGCAGCAGGCATCCATCACCTTGCAGTTCGACAACGGTACGCCTTTCACTGGGCTGGCCGTGGGTCAGCAGCGCTTGGCTTTGGGGTACCGCGGCTTTCGCTACAGCGTTGTCTCGATTGACGGGCTTAGCGCCTCGATTCGTCGCATTAATGACCTCGGTGCTATTGATACAAACTGGGGCGGATTCACTGCTCGAACCCTGCTGGACTTCTCATTTACCGGGCCTGGGGGCACCGTCAACTGGATCGGCCCCTTAATGGGGTGCCCTGAGAACGAACTGGCAACCATGGCCGAGTACGACGTCTTCTTCAACAACGGCCTGTGCTACTACAGCAAACAGGGGAACATCAAAGTTTCCTCGAAGTCGGTTGAGGTTCGCTGGCGGGATGCGGCCATTGGCGGGGCCTGGACGACGATTACCCACACCTACGTTGAGGCAACTCCAGACCAGATCGGTTTCACCCACCAGCTTGTTTTCCCCTACCCGCTGCGCCCAGAGTTCCAGATGCGCCGGGTTGAGCCGCTTATGGGAGGGCAGGCTCGAGAGTCCATTCAATGGCTTGGCCTACGCACGCTCTTGCCGTGGCCAACGTCCTACCAGGGCGTGACCGTCATCACCATGGATGTGCGCGGCGGCGATCGCCTCAGCGCTCAGTCTGAGCGCCAGGTTAACTGCGTTCCAACCCGCATCTATGACAGTGCGCCGATGCGCTCAATCAAAGGCGCAGCCTTGCACGTCTGCCAGAGCCTGGGAATTGATGAGTCGCTGATCGACATGGATGCGCTCAACACGGTTGACCAGGATTACTGGACGCCCCGCGGCGAGCTGTACGACATGTCCCATGAAAAGGCAGTGCCGGCCCGGGAGATGCTGCAGGGGATATTCACCGCCGGCATGTCCCATTTGTCGACCGGCAACGGGCTGCTTAGCGTGAAGCGAGAGGGCATCCAGCCCCCGCGGGGAGTCATCACGCCGCATGAGATGGCCAGCGAATTAACCGCCAGCTTCACCGCGCCCAGCCCGGACGACTTCGATGGCGTCGACGTCGAATACGTGGACCAGTACACCAATCGCAAGGAAACGGTGCCATGTCGATTGCCTGGAAGCCTTGGGCTCAAGGTGGACAAGATCCAGCTGGATGGCGTCTCCGATCGCGATTACGCCTGGCGAATCGGCATGCGGCAATTGCGCAAGTATCAGTTCTCCCGCTGGGCTTACTCCGTGGATACGGAGCTTGATGCGCTGGTTTTCGAGGACATTGATCGAATCACGCTGGCCGACGACATCCCCAACACCACCAGCAGCGCACTGATCATGGAAGTGGAGCAGAGGGGGGACAAGTACCTGCTCACGCTGAGCGAAGAGATGGACTGGACGATGGTTGCGCCCCGGGCGGTGGTTCGCCGCCACGACGGAACGGTCACCAGCTTATTCGAACCGCAGGAGGCGGGCTTCCACCAGGTGCTGGTGCCGCTCAGTGCGATCGACTTTGAAATCATCACCGACCTCAGCATTGAGCCGGCTCGCTTCCTGTTTGGACCAAGCGAGCAGGTTGGGTACCCGGCGATGATTACCGAAATAACCCCGAACCAGGATGGAACCTGCGCGGTTACTGCGAGCGAATACTCACCCGTGTTCTACGCAGACGACGACAACTACGCGCCCGCCGCGGCGTAGCAACCAACCTTTCAAGGCCCGCCACTGAGCGGGCTTTTTTTTGCCTCGGGGAAAGCCATGGCCTATAGCACCAACAATCCAGTCGAGCCGAATGGATCCACAGATCCGCGAGATCTCAAAGACAACGCGGCGATCATTGACAAGGTCGTTAACGGCTCTGAACTGACCTGGACCGGGCGGCTTGGAAAGGTCATCAAGACCTTTGCGGGCATGTATGACGAATTTACCAGCTTCCTTTTGCGCACCGGGTTCGAGTCGGTGCACGTCATGTATGCCGGTGGCGCGGTGGTGCAGAGGTCGACGCAGCTGGTTGAGCGTGCGGGTGAGCTGTACCGGGTGGCGCTGCAAGCCGACTTGCCGCTCACCCTCACCGGTAACTGGTCAACGGACGCCCCCAAACTGAAGGCCGCCGGGGATTCGCCTCTTCGACAGCAACTCGCCGATCCGAGCCTAACCTCGGGTGTTACGGTCGCGCGTGCCATCCGCCACCTTAACGGGTTGCCAGAGTTGAAGGCGTCTGCGGGGAGATACAACGGCGACACTGCCAGCCTGGTTGCATCACCTGGCTTGGCGGGCGAGTTCGTTTGGAATGCCAGCAGCACGGCGACTCCCGACGATATGTTCGTTGTTCAGGTGTCCGGGCAATCCGCTGGCCGTTGGTTGCGAGACCTTCAGCAGTTCACGTCCTCGGCAACCGAGATCACCACCGGTATTGGTGCTACCGCGTTGGCCGAAGTGGTCCGCATGCAGGCAATGTTTAAGGCCGAGAAGATCCGGCGCGCCGCCGGCGCCCAGCCATGGATAACCCTGGGCCCAGCCGACCCGACAAAAGTCGGAGTTACGACCGACGCACGAACTGCAAGGGCGGTGATTTCGATCACCTCTCAAGCCCAAGCGTCCGCTCTGGCTGCGAGCGGCACCGGAACCCTTGCCGATCCTTACATCATAAAGAACTGGAACCTGACGTTTTCCAGCGGCCAGCCAGCGATCACCATGAATGATCCTGCCGCCACATATTACGTTCGCTTCTACAATGTTCGGCCTGCTGGGACATCCAATGGGTCAGCCGCTGTTAACGTCGCCGCCTTCGGCACGCCTGTGGTGTTTGAGCGCTGCGGTTTCGCTGGCGGCTCTGGTGCTGCCGATGAAACCGCGCTGCAGATCAGCGGCGGCAAGGTTCAGTACTACGGCTGTGAGTTTTCCGGCATGTCAGGGCAAATCATCGTAGGCGCAGGGCTGGGCTCTAAAAGCGTCGAGATGTACGACAGCAGAGTTGTAGGGACGGCAAAGGCATCGGTGACCAATGGTGTCTTTTGGAATGCCGATCCCGGTGATCTCGCTATCAGCATCTACCGCTGTGCTTTCACCTCGAGCCATTTCCATTGGCACGTTGGGAACGGATGGACCGTTGATTACAAAATGGTCCAGGACACGCTGATCAGTGGTTGTGCCGTGGGCATTGGCGATCTGAACTACCAAAAGCCCGGCGGGAATATCCTGAGCCAGATCCCCAACATGATCCGGAACTCCACCTTCAAGAACGTGCGCTTCACCTATACGCCAGGCGTTACGCAAACGGCAGCGTATGGAAACGGCGCTGACAACTGCTTGTTTGAAAACTGCTCGTTCGAGGGCAACGTTGCTGAGCGCCGTCTCTTCGAGTGGCGCCGCACCAGCAACGTGACCCTTAAGCGGTGCTACTTCAACAAAGTGGCCGGCACCAACAATGCTGGTAATGAGGTTTGTGAGTTCTGGGAAACGGCCGGGCTCACTGTCCAAGAGTGCTGGGCACTTGGTGCCCCTGAAGATTGTTACGAGTTGGTGAGTTCGTATGGTCGGAACAAGTTCATCGATAACGTCGGCGACGGCGTTACGGGGCAGATCATCGATATCTTCGGTGTGGGGGCCTTCGACGTTGAAGTCAACGGCGTGTACGGCGACTGTGGTGATGCTGCGGTACTGGTGACTGACACTGACTATGTGACCATATCCAACGTGTTCGCCAAGCAAACAGGCACCAGCGCGCTGGGTGCCGTGGTTCTTGAGCGGAGAAATGCTGCCTTCGGTGCATCTCCTAAGGGCTGCGTGGTTGCCGGTTTCCTGCCGCTACCTTCTGTTTCGAGCCGAGGTAAGCCGTTCGCCGTGGATACCAGGCAGGCATCGCAGGCTGGCGGCCTAGGTTCCAACTTCGCCACATGGTGGGAGGGAGGTGTGCTGCAGACTTACGGAGCGGCAAACCCCGACCGCCTTACCCTTCGCTGAAATTTCCAAGCCCCGCTTCGGTGGGGTTTTTTATTGCCTGGAGACAATTATGCGCACATCGCAAAAGGGCGTGAGCCTGATCAAATCCTTTGAGGGCCTGCGCCTCAAGTCCTACCAAGACTCGGTTGGCGTCTGGACGATCGGCTACGGCGCCACGCGGGGTATCACCGCCGGCATGGCCATCACCAACGACCAGGCCGAGCGGATGCTGCTGAACGACATCGCGCGCTTTGAGCCTGAGATTGAGCGCCTGGTAAAGGTGAACCTCAACCAAGCGCAATGGGATGCGCTGATGAGCTTCACCTACAACCTTGGTGCTGCCAATCTGGCCTCTTCGACGCTGCTGAGGCAGCTCAACACCGGCGACTATGGCGGAGCTGCCGAGCAGTTTCCTCGTTGGAACAAGGCAGGCGGCCAGGTGCTGGCAGGCCTCGTTAAGCGCCGCGCCGCTGAGCGGGTGATGTTCCTGGGTGCGGCATGACGCCGGTGCAGAAATTGTCCGTGGTCCTGCTGGTCATGGCCGTGAGCTTCGGCGCCGCCTGGCAGGTGCAGGACTGGCGGTATGACGGGAAGCTGGCCAAGCAGGCGGGGCAGTTCCAGACGGACCTTGACTCGATCGGCAATGCCGCTACCGCCCAGGCACGGGCCGAGCAGGAGAAGCGCCTGGCCGCCGAGCAGCGCGTTACCGACTCCGACCAACAACACACCAGGGAATTATCCGATGCCCAACGCAACCAGGCTCAGCTGCGTGACCGCCTTGCTACTGCTGATGTGCGGCTGTCAGTCCTTCTCGACGCCACGGATTCAGCCAGTGGCTGCAACGTGCCTACCACCCCCGGCGCCGCCGGCGTGGTTCATGCAGCCCGTCGAGTCCAACTTGACCCAGCGCATGCTCAACGAATTATCGGCATCACCGACGCCGGCGACCAAGGATTGATCGCGCTGCGGGCTTGCCAGGCGTACGTCAGGGCTGTGGCCCCCTGAGCACGCTCAGTTCAAGCAGGATTCGTTGATTCTCCCTGAACAGGTAGTCCCGCTGCTCAGCAACAAGCTTCATGCTCAGAATTCCGGGCTCTGTGGACGATTGCTTCACTTCGTCGAGTTCCAACAGCGCTGCCTTCAGTGCCTTCTCTGCTTTGTCCTTGCCCGAGGCTAGCGCATCATTCATCTGCACCAGGCCCGCGATATTTGCCCGTGACTTGCTAAGGTGGAGCTGTAGGTCGCTTATCTCGTCCTCGAGCATGGACGCATGATGCTTGTACATTTCCAGGGGCGTAGGGCAGCCAAGCCACTCGCAGGTGTCTTCATCGATGTTCATGGGTTGCGCTTCCGAATGCTGTATGTGCATACAGTAATCGAGGTTTGTCGGTTGTGCGATTTTAGGCGACGAACTGCAGGGATGCGGGCTTGGTGTTCGGCCGGGAGGGCGCAGGTTTGCCGCTCTACCGCGATAGCTTGCCTCCCTGTGATATCAGGTTTGCCCACTCCTGCATCATCGCTCGGCGTTGATCTAGGTAGGTGGCATGGTTATACACGTCACGAATGAAGCTGCTGTCAGCGTGCGCAAGCTGCCTCTCAACCCAGTCGCTGTTATACCCGCGCCCATTCATTTCAGTGGAGAACAGGTGCCGGAAGCCATGAGGGGATTGCCTTCCAGTCAGTCCGCATATGTCCATGGCACTGTTCGCGTAGTTTGTGCCGATTGGCCTGGTAGGATCGCTGCGGTTGATGAATACGTATCGAAGGCCTCCGGTAAGAGGAAGCATTCTTTGCAGAATTTCAACGACCTGATCTGGCAGGGGTACTACATGCTCTCGTCGCATTTTCATTTTGGCCGCAGGTATGGTCCACGTAGCGCTTTCGAGATCAACTTCAGACCATTCCGCATGCCGAACTTCACCAGGGCGTGATGCCGTGTAGATCATCATCATTACAGCCGACCAAAGCTGATGCCCGCTAACGCACTGTCGGATAGTTGCAATTGTGTTTGGCAATTCGGCGAACGGCAAAAATGGATGCGGTTTGTGCTGCCCCATCTTTTCGGTGACTGCATGCATTTCGGCGGTAGGGTTCGCCTCTATCAGTCCAGTAGCAATCGCATAACTGAATACCTGGCTAATACGCTGCCTGACTTTGACGGCAGTCGCGACCGAGCCGCGTTTTTCTATGCGCCGGATTAAGCTAATTACGTCCGCCCTCCTGATGGAGTCAATCTGACGACTCCCAAAAACAGGCAGAACATCAAGCTCCATTGCATTGCTGATGATCCGATATGTGCCTGCTGAGATATTGTTTTTCCGAAAGGCAATCCATTCCTCATATGCCTTTCTAAAGGTTCTGGCGCTTGCCTCAATCAATTCCGCTTTCTTTCCCCTTCTCGATTCGCGCGGGTCTATTCCTTGCGCCACGCCCTCTCGCGCCTCGTCTCTTCGAGCGCGCGCCTCTTTCAGGCCCGTATCTGGGTATGTCCCGAACGAAATCCTTGCCTGCTTTCCAAGCCAAGTAAATCTGAAGTGCCAACTCTTTATCCCTGTGGCTGCCACGTAAAGCGAGAGCCCCAGAGAGTCAGGAAGGGTGTATGCCTTGTCTTTTGGTTTTGCCTGCCTGGCTGCGGTATCCGTGAGTGCCACTAGTACATCCTTAAAGAAATTTTCCTGATGTACTGGATGATGTACTAACCAAATGGCATTGGGAAGGTATTGAGCGGTACGGCGTGATACTCGGATGGTCGGTTTTGCTGGAGTTTTTTGGAGGTGGTGATACGGCGGGGTTTTCGGAGGGATCCTACCGTGGAATCCTTGAAGATTTCCACAGTATTTTTCAGCTCGGTCAGGTGTCTGGCAGGCGGCGAGTTTAACAGCTTGATCCCTTGCCGCGCATACCGCTTGATCAGAGAGCCAGCAGGCGTTCGCCCAATTGCCCGTTATCCGACAGCTGCAGGAATTCAT